ACAGCAGATGCACCAGAGTTTTTACCAACTATATTCTCGCCCTGTAGAGCATTAAGAATATTAGTATTCAAACCAGTGAGTTGGAGAATGGGTAACTGTGGATCATCAGTAGTTGAAGATTCTAAGATAGCAAGAACGTAAGCAACATCACAAACGCCTAAGGATATTCTCTTGTCTTGCACTCGATTACCATAAACTCCATCATAAGTTAATCCATCATTTAACTTCATTAACCCAGTGCCTGACTGAGTTTTTGCGGACTTATTAAGTGTGTAAGTTGTTGCCCTATTCAATACTTTCGTTTTTGGTTTTACATTTACTTTCTTCCAAGTAACTGTTAAAACTGCAGCACCAGATGCAACAGATAATCCAGATAGAGTTACTGTTCTTCCACTAACTGTAAGTTTTTGATCTGTTAGATTTTCTACAACACCAGTTGTTTTGAATGATAAGTTGTAATCTTCTTCATCAAATGGTTCTAAGTTTAAGTCAGCATCTGTTTCTAATGTTCCACTAAATGCATTATTAGCAACAGTGATTGAATATGACTTTCTGAATATAAGATTTGCACCATTTGTATCTACACTTGCAACGTTAGGTCTAGTTAATTCACTGAATAAAAATGCAGTAGAATTATTCTTAACTTCCAACGTAACCTTAAATAAATCATTTACATTAACATCAGCTGATGGTAAAGAACCTGAGTTGACATTAGTAACATCAGAAACAGCTTCGAGAGTAATATTCGTAGCAGTCTGAGCCGTAACACGGTTGAATGTTGGAACATTATTACCAGATACACTATATTGAATGATGTCTCCAGTTTTGATTCCAGCACTACCAAAGTTTGCACTAGGAGAAGTGATTGTAGATGCACCACCAGATTTTGCACTTACAGTAAACTGGGTTGCAATCGGAGCAATAAGATGTCCCAATCCTAAAACAGGGTCAGCACTAAACTTGTAATTAGTAGGATCATTTCCTACTAACTGTTTAATATCATCAACCCCATAGTCTTCTACCCTGTTAACACTTCTGGATACATCAATACCATTTATTTCTATCTGTTCTCCATTTTGGAACTGACCATTTACTTGATATAAAACTAACTGTGTAGAATTATTTGAAGCTTCGTAAGCATATCCTGTTGCACCACTATTTTTACCCTCAACAAAAGATGGAACAGTTACGCTGGTTCCTGTGTTTAGTTGAAGATATGTGAATGTTTGAATATCATAAAGAGATGATTCAAAGACTGTTGCTGAATCTGCATATCCAACATTCTTTACTTTGATATCATATAATCTGGCAACACCAATCTGTTCACCATTACCTTCACCTACAGTTGCAGTTCTCTTGTTAAAGAGATTTACATATGAATCTGTGCCTATTCCTATAGGAGGTGAACCACTTACATGATTGAGTTCTATTTTTCTACCAATACTGAATGGTATAGATTCATTGAATACTCTATCAGTAGTTCTTGGTTTCTCTACGTCTATGGATGTAGTGCTGATTGTTTCTACTTCATATCCTTTTACATAGGCTTTTCCTGGCCCTATGTTCAAAGTCATTAAATCATCTGTAGGAACATTGCCCTGTTGAGTTAATTGATTTGAGTAGAAAGCACCATCATTACCAACTCTGTTGTTTAAAGATTCTTTAGTGGAAACACTAAATGGATTTACATAGTAATGTCCTGATTCATCAAATGTTCTCTTCGCTAATTCATCACGAATTAAATTGTAGTTTGATTCTTTGACAAATTTTTGCAATTCACCATTATCAATCCTCATCAATTCTACAAAGTTCTCGTCATTCAAATCTGTAAGAGATTTTTTGATGAGTGTTGTTGATAGTTTAAATCTATCAGCACCAGGCGCTGCAAAGTTTGAGAATCCTCTTGCATTATCGTATAGATCGTTGTCAGACGCAGAAGCAGTGACTAACTCTTCTTTTACTAACAAACCAACTCTATATGATGGTGAGTTACTATACTGATCTAGTATAACTGTGGAGTCAGCAACGGTAACAAAAAATCCTCTGATAAAATAGACACCCTGAGCAATCTTTGCAGCTGCACCAGTAGCTGTTGAGTTGGATATAATTGTTGTTGCAAAACTAGCACCAGATCTGATACTAGAAAGTGAATAGTTTAAATCTTCTTCTAATACTAAGTTTTCACCATCTGCAAAGATTACCCTAGAAAAATCAGTATCACTAGAACTTTGATACTTGATGTATAGGGTGTATGCACCTTTAGATGACTCTCTATTTGTAATATAATTTTCTACTTTAGCAGTAACACCACTAGTTTCACCTTTAATCTTCTTTCCTATCAAGTTCTCTAAGTAAAGAGATACAGGAATACCTAAGTGAGTATCATCAATTTGTACAGCAGTGTAGTCCGAATCATATGCAATTTGGCCAGGAATTACAACAGAACCCTCTTTGAAGAAATGTTTACCAAACTTTTCAACCTGATTCTGTAGAATAGATTGAAGTGTGGTAAGTTCTCTAGACTGTACAGGTAAGCCTGGTTTGAATAGTACCCTCTGATAATTTTTTAGTTCTTCAAAATCATCAAAGTATGGAGATGAATTTAAGTTGGTATTTTGTGGCATTTGCTTTTAGAACTCCAGCACTATTTTGATGTCTTCCTTTTGACTTGCCGATCTAGGAATCGCAGTCCTGTTATCAATATAGATTATTTCACCAGACTTAGTATTAAATTCTGCTGATGATATACCAGCACTAAAACTCATACCAAGTTGATATGTCTTATTATTTATTGAGGTGCTGACACCGTTATAAGAGGTATCAATAGACAACATTGAACCAACTACAGAAGAACCAATGATGGTGACTCCATAACCAGCATCAGGATTAGAAGTGAATGGAATTATCTTATATCCAGTTTCACTTGATGCTGCACCAGCTGGTTGATAATACTTCAATACTCCAGTAACTTTGTCCCATGCTGCAACATATCCTATCGCAGTAGATCCCAGACCAACTGTTTGTGTTATCTGAGAGTCAACGGCATAAGTTGTAGCTGTCGTTACACCAGCAAGTTTGACTGCCTTTAGGCCACTCACCATCGCAGTGTCTAGTAATTCTGTACTACTACCAAATACAGTGGGATTTTTTATGAGTCCAACCCTAGCAAAGTCATTACCTTCAATGATGTCAGGGTTAGTTTCGATTGTCTCAAATCTTGAATATAATAACGCTCTGTATGCTCCTAATTCTCTGTAGACATCGTATCCGTGTCCTCCCTTTGGTGGAATAATGACACTAAAACCAGCAACAGATGTAGTTCCTATTCCTGTGTTGGTAAGGTTAGCAAGAACACCGCCAGACTCACTGCCAGGAGCGCCTGGAAAGAATTGTATAGATCCGTGGGTGTATCCTTCTCCTCCATCTGTAACAAATACTTCAGATACCTTTCCGAAAGAATCAATCGTAATCGTAGCCTTTCCTCCTGATCCATCTCCGAGAATCGGAACATTGGCAAAAGATGTACTGATCGGTTGATAGTTAGAGCCTCGATCATTGACAACAATAACTTCGATCTTTCCATCTATAGCATTAGCCTGTGTTGCAATAGTCTCGCCCTCAGTCCCCCAGTTTTCGGGCACTGGTATGTATTCAATAGAGTCAAATTTAACGATTTCGGATGGCTTAATCGTGTAAAGGTATTTCCAAACATAACCATCGCCACTAGTGCCAGCTGCCCTTGGTTCAAGGTCAACAAATGTGGGTTGGTCATATGAAGGCCTCCCCTTTGGGTTCTCTGGGTCTGATCCATTTTGTAGACAAACGTAAACTTTCAAGTCTTCATTCACTATGTAGTAATTTGCCTCGTACAAACTACCTTGTGAAGTAATTGGTGTGAGATTGTAAATATTATAGTCATGTCTATACATCTCATAAGTTGTTCCAGCAACCCATGATACCTTTCTAACAAGTCTACGAACATCTTTATCCGTAACCTTTTTCATTGCAATGATAGACTCTTTGATAGAGTACTCTTCTTCAAATCCATCTAAAGGTGCAGGGGTGTTAGTAGCCCATGTGGCAGTACCGCCTGCCGCTGGTTCAATGGAATTTGGTAATCCCATGAAAGCATAATATTTGTTTACAGTAGATCCGACTCCGACAAAACTCTTCACAAAAGTCTCGGCATTTAGAATTCTAAACTGTTCGGATATAATAGCAGGCATTTTAAAAAAACGTTTTTTTCTTTTATTTAGTGGTTAAGTTAATGGTTTCTTTCTGGAAACTACAGATGCTGTAGATAATCCAGTATTACCGTTCATGTTATTGACGAAAAATTCTTCGGGATTTCCAGAACCACGATTCTGATATCCGTAGATTTGACCCCAACTATATTTACCCCAGAAGGTATCTGTATTTGCTGTTACAGCAAGACCAACTTGGATTACATTATTACCGTATGATATAGGGCCAGGCAAGAACGCACACGTTACAGTGGCAAGTCCAGAGACTGCATCGCCAGGAGTGATTGTTTCTACTCTGAATACACCTCCCAAATAGTCACCCTCAGTCACCATTCCAACTACTACATTTGAACCACTAGAAGTTGTAATACCAGTAAGTGCATGACCAACAACTAAAGGACTATCGTAGATGGTAAAGAAGTCACCTTTCTGCAATCCAGTGAAATTAACTCCAAGCTGGTTGAGTGAGGAATATCCATATCCTAAGTTAGTGTTATCATTGAATTGAGATTTCAATGTAAATGCTAATCTAGGTAACACATTGGCAGTGCCTGGCAACCATGTATTTATTCCTACAATATCACCAAAGTCTCCTTTTCCATTTATGGAGAAGACATCTTCTTTCCTAGTCTTGTCAGTTTGAACAAGAACTGGGGGTGAACTACCAACATCATAACCAAATCCACCATCTGTAACTGTTACAGAAGTTATTACACCAGCAGTTACCGATGCAGTTGCAGTCGCTCTGTTGATAACTGGGTCAGCATAGAATTGAGTTGTTCCACTACCTACAGCGAGTATTCTTGTGCTATTGAAATCACCATATGGTGTATTCGCAATATCACGAATTTCATTTGGATGTGTTATATCTCTCTTATTCCAGTTTGCTAGATCAAATGAGTAGTAAACATCTCCTACTGTACTAATACCAATATAGAAGTTATTGAAGTATTTGATCTTAGCAAAGTCAAATGTCGCAGGGTGTTGTGTACCAGCTGGTAATTGTTGACTGTAAGGTTGCCAGAAATTCTTGTTAGTAGAAAGACCAATAGTTCCGTTGTTACCAACAAAGATAAATTTACTACCATCGTAAATGATATCATTAATATCTTGAACTGTATTACTTACCTTATCCGACCAAATTATACCATCATTAGAAGCAATAACAGCACCACCATTACCAACTGCAATGAATTCTGCTTGTCCGTATGCGATAGAGTTCAATGTTTCTAGAGTTCCAGAGTATTGACTGAATGCCTCTGCTGTTGTCATACCAACCGCAGTAAAGATAGATCCAGCAGCACCAACTGCAACCCATGTATCTCTTGATCTCTCCCAAACAACATCCTTAAAACTACCAGTGTATGTACTGTCAAATGTGTTAGTTACGTTTATTGCAGGGATTACTCTCTTCTCTTTCAAATCAATAGGAGTCCAAGCAGACATACTATTACCAACTGCAACTGATCTTGCCATTGAAGCACCATCTCCAACAGCCATTACATAATTGACATTGGTATTACCTTGTGAGTATCCCATACCTACACCATTGAACTGGACTGTATTACCAAATCCAATCTGTCCTCTTTCCCAGAACGTACCACTCTTGGTGTTGATATAGTAACTACTTGAACCAACAGCGACATATGGTTCTGACTGTGTAATTGCCTTGAAATTCACTGACTGAATAATACCACTAATACCATCAAACTGCCAATCCTTAATTGGGTCTTTACGATTGATCTTAGCATTAGATATTGAAATTTCTGGATTTGTAAGTGAATATCCTGTTCCACCATAACTTACAGTCAGAGATGATATACTTGAGGATGTAGAAACAATAGATGTTATAACGCCTGGTACAATCGCATTATCATCAAATATCTGAATACTATTTTCTGATTGTAGAAGTTTATCAATAGCGTTGAATAATGGATACACATTGTTAACATAAATGGTATCATCAGTCTTGCCAACATTTTTGATTAGTCTAGTTGTAGGTAGAACCTTACTCTTCAAACTAGGTCTTGCTTTAGATATTAGTACACCAGAAAGAATCTGATCACCTCTTTGTTTCTCCCATGAGAGTGGTCTCTCTGCATCCTGAGCAGTATTAATTCCAATACTGTTGTATGTGAATGTTTCTAAAAGATCAGAAGCAACAATTCTCTTACTGGTTCTTTCAAATTGGTCAATATCAGCAACGTCAAATTTATTTTCTTTAATTTGTACGACATCACCAGGCTTCAATGACTGAATTGGTTCAACAGTTTCAACATCCCTCTTAGATCCTCTAAAGTAGAATACGGAACACTTGGAATTTGGTTTTGGTGCCTCAGTAAAGATGACTCTACTACCCTTGTATGTGTAAGCAGTCTGTGGTGTTTGTAAAATATCATTGATGTAGATAAAGATATTATTTGTAATATCCATGTCACTACCAGGCAATGTCTTAAGACTTAGAATCTCTGTAGAACCACTAGTCGTTACTGATAGAGTAAACTTCTTGCGAGTTCCGTTAAAGAATGGTGCAATGTCATCAAATAAGATAAACTGGCCAGGATAGAATCCAGAGAAACTATCACTTTCTAATTCTTCAACTGTTAACTTAAATTCTGTAAGCACACCTACTCTTGGGTCTGTTGCAATACCAGAAACTGTAAGTTCTTCACCAACCTTGAACGCTGTTCCTTCTTCAGTTATATTAAATTCATTAACATTACCATCAACGTTAATACGGAAATCAACTTTAGAATTTGTTCCAATACCTGAATTACCTGAAGCATATACCAGATTTTCATTAAACATCTTATCTGGTGCCGTAACATCAACGTATACTGGTTTAGTTACTTCACCACCTCTCTTGTACAATGCTTTCTGTGTTGTTAATCCAGCGTTAACTCTAAAGGTTGCAGCATCTAGTTTTTCAATTACATCAAACCCAGAGAATCCTTGTTCTATAGATGATGCAATCCTCTTACCTTTTTGCGATAATCCAGCTCTTGCATAGTTGTGATCTACAGTTGAAATACCAACATTAACAACATATGTTTTATTGTTTATAATCTTATCTACAAATGTACCACCAGCAGCGAAGTCAGTTCCACTAGGAGAGTTATTATTAAGTCTAGGTGCAAGTATGACACCTTGAATTTTACCACCGCTATTGTAGAAACTAGGTGTAGTAGATGGCCCTACCTGTGTTTCAATAGTATTATTGTCAATTACTCTAGTAATCAGAGATCCATTGTAATAAGGATCTCCTCCTTTTGGATAGAATTGTTTTGTAGTATAGTTGTCCTGTGAACATGAGAATAAAATTCCCTCAGTTCTTAATTTTACATTTCTACCAACACCAGCAGCAGTTGTAATACCATGAACGGTGGGTAGATATGCAGTCATGATACCTATTGATTCATGATAGTCTGCATGGTTGATATTATATGCAACCCTAGTAGAAACACCAACATTTAAAGTAACGTTGTTAGATGTTACAGAAGTTGGATATAATGCGGTGTTGTGTGCTGGGTCTGTAGTTCTAGGATATGGATGTTCTGATGCATATTGATCCATTGCACAAGAGTAAACCAATCCACCTGTTGCTAAACCAACTGATGTTACAGTTGATAACCCATGTGATGAGTCAGTAGTTATTGTTGCCAATCCACTATTTGCATCATAGGTAGCGTCAGTTACGTTGAACTTAACTCTAGATGTGATACCTACATTAATTGTGAATGTGTCTGTGGTAGAGGTAACAACACCAACTTCTGCATTATGAATTGGATCGGTTGTCCTTGGATATGTGTGATCTGTAGCATAGTTGTCCTGAGCACATCTCCATGTGTATGAATCTGTAGCAAGACCTATGGTATCTCTAGCGATCAACATTGCGCCAATTTTTGCGTTTTCAAACGTGTGAAGATAATTACCACCACTGATAACCGCATTGTTGACAGCAGAGACTAGAATATGTTCAGTCTGGTTGGATGATGTTCCTACGTCCAGAGTAAGGGTGGTATCTGTAGTAGCAGTAATCTTAACAGCAGTATTGTAAGCAGGATCTGGGCCACTAAGACCTGATTTCCTTGGGTAATAGTGGAATGTCGCATGATTGTCTAAAGCACAAGTAAATTTGAATCCATTTGTTTTTAATTTGACTGATGTTCCTTTTTGGAGTGTATGAGATCCAATATCAATCGTCATCAATCCAGTAAAAGGATCGTATGATCCACTTGTAGGAGTATGATAAACAAGAGGAGATGTTCCTACGTTTACGCTAAACTTATCGAGGTCAACAGTTGTAACTGATAACCATTTTTGATCAGATGGATCTTTTCTTCTAGGATAACTCTTGATGGATAATCTACCATCCATCTTACATCTAAATCTTATAGAATTTCTTTCAAACTGAACTCTATTACCAGTAACCATTCCATGACCAGCAGATGTCACAGTCATAATACCAGATCCAGCATCATAAGTTGCAAATTCTACGTTTCTAGTGTATGATCCATTGAATCCGTGAACATTAGAGAACACGGTCATAATACCTGTGCTAGCTGTGTATGATGCAGTTGAAATATTGTAATTAACTATTGTTGATACACCAACATTGATAGTCAGTGTGGTGTCAGAAGTTGATCCGATACCAACGGATACATTACCACCAATGGGATCATCAGGACGAGGATAGGCGTGTTCTGTTGCGTAATTATCTCTAGCACATGTGAATATTATAGATGCAGTATTAATACCAACTGTATCTCTGGCCTTCTTAAGACCACCAGCAGTAGCAGATACGAATGTGTGACTTCCTCCAAGAGTTGCAATACCAACATAAACAGAAAATGTATCTATACCCACGTTATAGATTGGTAGCCATGTATTCAAATATGGATCGGAATATCTTGGGTATGCCTTGGCAGCATTATGACCATCAAGATCACATGTAAATGAGATAGAACCCAAATCAAACTTAACATATTCACCAGCAACAAAACCATGATTAATAATGGTTGGTTCTAGTACACCAGTACTAGTATTGTACGTTGCCGTCGAAATTGTATGGGCTGACTCATTGATGTACGAGTGTCCAGCACCAACATTCATCACAAAGTCACCTGTGGCAGGGTTGTAAGTGGATGTTGAGATTGAACGCTCTTCGATTGTAGATACACCAACTCTTACTTCAAATGTATTAGTGGTGACTGAAACAATACCTAGATTTGTATTGTATGCTGGGTCTGTCTTACGAGGATAGGCATGAATAGTTGCAAAATCATCTTTAGCACACTTAAATGACAATGCACCCTCCTGTATGAGAGCTCTCATTGATGGTCTTTCAACGTTGTTTGCATTTGATGAGACATAGACATAGGGTGTGTAATCTCCACCACCAGTTATGACTGCATCAGTACCAACACCAACTAATGTATACGGATAATCACCACCAGAAATAACACCTTCAACAGCAACACCTTGATTAGGTAAGAATTGATAAACATTAGCAGAAGTTGTAGGGCCTACGTTAACTGTAAACACAGTACCAGCAGCACCAATAATCTCTACTGGTTTATCATAGTAGGGGTCACTTGTTCTTGGATAGAAGTGATTAGTTTGGAAACCATCCTGTTCGCACTTGAACACTAAAGATCCAGGCTTAAATTTAATTGACTCACCAGCTTGGAAACCATGATTTCTGTCAACAGAAACAGTCATAACACCTACTGCTGGTGTATAGTCCGCATTTCTTATATTGTACTTGACAATAGTTGAAATACCAGCATTGACTGTTATAGTAGTTCCAGCTACACCTGTGATAGGAACAGCAGTATTATAAGTTGGGTCTTTTGCTCTTGGATAGTATTTGGTTGAACTATTTCCATCAGCAGTACATGAGAATCCTAATGAACCATCTCTAAATTTAATACTCTGTCCCACTTCAAGATCATGGAATCCAATACTCATTGTCATCACACCTACAGAAGGTGTATAATCCGCGCCAGAAACAGTGTAATCTAATCTAGTAGTAATACCAGCAAAGACTTCAAATGTGTCGGTAGAAACGTTACTGATGGGTAGCCAAGAATCACTTATAGGGTCAGTTGATCTTGGATAGTATTTTGTTGTTGTAAATGCATCTAATGAACACTTCCAACCTATAGAATTATCTGCTATTCTAACTTGATCACCATTTGCAAATCCATGACTAGGCATAGTCAAGGTCATAATACCCACAATAGGGTTATAATTTGCAGTTGTTATTGAATGTTGTGTAGGGCCTGTAAAATTATGACCATTCTCGGTCAGTATCAAAGATCCAGTGCCAGGATTATAGTCAGCATCACTAACTGTTATATTTGCTCCTGCCTCAATTACAAATACTCCATTAGGTTTAGTTTCAGAAGGCACAAATTGATGTTCATAATCACCACCAACCTTAATGGTTTTTGGATCAGAACTTACATAGGTGTGTGCATAATCACCACCAGCAAATGTAGATGTTGCAGTCGCACCATGAAACTCATGTGTATATGGCCCACCAGTTAGTAATGCACCCTCTTCTGCACGGAGGAATAGATGAGGATAGTCTCCACCGTATATTAATGCGCCAGGAAGAGCCTCTTCAAATCTATGAATATACTGATTCTTTACACGAGATATACCTACATCTACTTCAAGTGCAGTTCCAGAATAACCTACGATTGGAATAGAAGTATCGTATGCAGTTGATCTACTTCTTGGATAATAATGTTGATAAGCACCATTATCTAAAGCACATGTAAATGCAAGACCAGTTAGAATAACATCTTTACCTACTTTGTAGCCGTGAGGATCAGCAGTGGTGACAGTTAGAACTCCAGTTATATTGTCATATGCTGCAGTTCCGATATTTAACGCAGGGTCATAATCACAAGTAAAAGCGATACCAGAAAGAACAACACAATCATCCTCTGTAAGGTTGTGATCTTTTCTTGTAGTAACAGTTGCAATACCAGATGACTCATCATACTCAACATGACCAACTTGTACAGCAGGGGCACTTGTGAATGTGACTGCAATACCAGTAGCCTGAATAAAGTCATCATTCTCTAATCCATGACCTTTGTATGGAATGAATGAACCAATACCAGATCCAACATTGGCAGTGTGAATACCAGTGGTAGTCATTGCAATACCAATATTGACATTAAAGTTAAGGGTACTTACAATACCAGTAACACCAAAATACTTTTGAGTGTCAGACGGAAATATAATATCTCCAATACCTGTGCTAAATGCGATACCAGATAATTTGACAACGCTTGAAGTTGTCAATCCATGAGCAGATGCAGCGGTGATAGTTGCAACACCAGAGAGAGAATCATATTCTAGTGCATTTATATTTTTTGAATCACCATCTTTATCACCAATGGCTGTGATTGTAGTAATACCAGTTGGAGGATTTTGATTGATGTGTTCAATATGTTTAGGAGTAAAGAATCCAGTTCCACCCTCTATAATACTGAAGTTTGTAATGATACCAGCTTCTGCTCTGTTTACAACACCACCACCAACGTAGTTGTGTGCAAAACTCGATATACCAACAACCGCTTTGAAGGTGTTTGCAGTCGCTCCTATTATATCGAAACCTGTGACGTTTCTACCGTCCATAATTGCAGTATCAATACCAGCTTGAACAAGACCACCGCTGACATATGTTAATGGTTGTGTCCCCACACCAGCCATGACTGTTACTATCTCAGTAGTAGCAATACTTACAATAGGATATCCATCTTCTCTGAATAAGAAAGTAGATATACCCTCTGTGACTTGTACTTCTTTTACAAGTAAGTTTCTACTTTGATTACCAGCTGTGCCAATATAGTGTCCACCATAAACTTGAATTGTTGCAATACCTGTAATATAATCATAACCAAATGAACCAATATTTCTTGCCGCTGTCACTGGTGCAAATGTAAATCCAGCACCTGTAATTCTTACCCTATCATCAATTTCAAATCCATGAGGACTACCAGTTGTAAATGTAGCAACACCAGCAATATGATTATAGGTTGCAGTACTAATTGCAACACTGGTTGTTGATGATTGACCTAAAAGTGCAGTAATACTCGCACCATAACCTTGAGATGATCTAACTGTAATTTCTGGTATCTCATTGTAACCTTGACCTTTACCTTCAATTTGAATGAACTGAAGACTACCTGTAGAACCAACACCAACTCTTACAGATGCCTTTTGTGGGGTATAGTATCCAGCACCAGTTTGTAATCCTACTTTATTAATTCTTCCCGCTCTTGGAATTCCACTTAAGAAGTTAAGTTTATTTTCTGCATTGTCTACTACTTCAAAGTCTAATCCTGGCGTCTGAACAACATTGTTGATTAATATGAACGGATTATTGTTTATATCAACACCTGTGTTTACGCTATTGTAGAGTGATGTGACAATACCTGTATTTTCAGATAATGAGAACTGTGTTCCAGAGATACCAGTAAACTCTAATGAAACATCATCTAGTATTACGTTTTTATCTTTGGGGTCAAATGAATCTAATTTTCTGGAGAATAATCTACCAGAGAATGAAGAGTTGGTCTGTAATCCTTGAGGGCCTGTTTTGCCGTAAGGTGCATCAGAAAAGAATATATTATCATCTACAATATTGTAATCACCAGCAAATACTGAATATGCAAGACCAGCAGAAGCATGAGTTGTAGCTATTGATCCAAATGCACCTCTCTCTACAACAACACCTGACTGTTGTGTCTGATTGAATATGGGAAAATATCCAGCACCAGTTTTAAATATAACAATTTCTGATACGGTTCCAACACCAGATATTTTAGGGTAAAAAACTCCTTCTACACTAGGAGTTGCAGTACCCTCTATTGTAATCTTAGGTGGATCAGTTTTTGCATAGCCTGCTCCTCCATCTAAAACCTCTATATTAACTACTCCATAAACAGAGTTAAAAGTTGGTTTTAGTAGAACTCCTTGTCCAGGCGTAGTTCTTGGCATTTACTCTACTTCCTCAACTAATGTTAATAGAACTTGAACAATAAACTCTGGTAACACCAGTGCCGTCTCTTATGATACTGAACGTTAAGATATCATCATTTGCCGTTGATGGTGGTGGATTACCTCCAACCCATTTTATTCCTGTTGCAATAGTAGCTCCATTTACAGTGCATGGATCACCATAAGTATATCCAACTCCAGCATTGATGATGAGTGTTGCTGTGGTTGCCTTGCTGTTTTCACCACTTACGTTAGTAAACGCCCATGAAGTGATTGTTGTTGTCGCAACTCCAACAACCACAGATCCTTGTGAAACATCAATAGTAAATGTACCGCCTGCACTTACTTGCATAACATCACTGTAGTTTCCTACAACTTTCTCTGTAATATCAGAATTAAAGTTGACTTGATCTGTTAGTGTGCTTGTGCCACTGACTAAAACATCACCTTGAACATCTAATCTACATGTAGGAGAAGTGGAACCAATACCAGTATATGCTTCGTTGGTAACTACAAATGATTTATTATCCGATATCGCAGCATCAGATACTCTCAATCCATATCCATTACCTTTTGCAACTGCCCATATAGTTGGTTTTTCATTTGAGAATGATGCGACTTCTAACTGTGAAGTAGGTAAAGATGTTCCGATGCCCACCATACCATCAGCTTTGATTCTGAACATGGTTGCTGCAAAACCAACTTCAACAGGGCCATCTGTAATGGCACCAGGCTGTTGAATTGTTATCTTACCAACGTCCGCATAACTTGAAGTAACAACACCAGTTGTATTGATATCAATGTTATCTGTAACACTCGATGCCATACCAGCAAGAACAGATGTTGATGCAATACCAGCGTTTGTTGAGTAACCAGCTGTAGTGGCAAAGGAAACAAAACTTACAAGATTAGTGCCATCTCCGAAAGTATCATATATCTCGTTGAAATTATTATTAATCTTTATAGTTCCTGCCAACAGGGTATCACCTGTGCCGTCATTCGGAGCAGAACCAGTACTAATCCCTTGTTTAGACATTACTTAAAAACGTTTTTTCTTTATTTATAGTTAATATGGAGGGTTATCATCCATAGTTGCAGTTGTTGTGTCTACATTCAATACATTTGAGTTGAGTCTCTTTATATCATAGTAGAAATTGTTATCAACAACTTTGTTTGCGACAGCTTGTTTTGCCTGTGCAAATGTAGCTTCTCCTATCTGTTGAACCTTCATGAATTCATCATCAACCTTGATGATATCACCCTTAGATAATGAACTGATACCAGTAGCGACTGTGATGTTTTCACCAGTTGCACCAATAGCATCTGAGACCTCTACATTTAGGAGTTTATTTTTGAGAGGTGTTTGTATGATGTTGTCAATTTGAATCAATGCTTGTTTGTTTGGATCTTGAACTTTGAGAAGATGTGTACCAGTTCCTAAACCAGTAAACTCAAACGGCAATGATGTTGATAGACCAGCAACTCTAAAGTTTACATCATCAACCTTTTGAACAAATAATTCATCAGGCATGATGTTTGTTCCACACTCTACAGGAGTTAATTCTATATTGTTGGTTGGAGTTGCACCACCAATGTATGTTCCAGCAATTGTTATGACGTTAGTTGAAGCATAGCCAGTTCCACCAGTAACAACACCAACAGCAGAGATATCTAAATTACTATCTCTAGTTATGTTAAAGATTGCACCAGAACCAGATCCATTGGTTGTGGATGGGATATCAGTGTATGTTGTTTGTATTCCCACTCTAGAACCTGTTGTCTTAGTTACAGGGAATAACAAATCATTAGCTGGTGATGCACCACCAAGATATGTACCAGCAATTCCCACAGTATCACCAACAATGTAACCCTCACCACCACTAATTAAAACAACAGCAGTAGATATACATTGTCCAGTTATTTGAGAAAAATCAAACTTAACTTGGAAAACAGCACCAGATCCAGTTGTGGTGAAGCCAGGTATTCCTCCATTTGGATTACCAAAACCATATAATGTAAATACAGGGCCTGGAGGATTCTGTGTAACAGCAGTTCCTGTAACAGGGCCTGGAATTTGAACATTATATCCATTTTCAAATAGAGAACTACCACCTACTCCAGAAGTTACTGCTGCCATCACAATATCTTTAGTCCCTGTTGTATATGATGTGATTGCAATACCAATCTTAGATCCACCCTGAGTATCAAGGTTTACCACCTGTCCAGTTTGGAAATCGTGATTCTGAATACTAATAAGATTTAATGCAAGATCTACATCATTACTTGATGCTGCATTATATGACTTTTTAAACGCTGGTTTTCCACCAGTTGTTAATTGGAACTGTTTACTTCCAACTAGAGTTCCAGTTCTATCATGTTCTCCAGTAAATCCACTTGAAATATCATCAAAGTTCAAAACTTTATTAGTCTTGTTCATGATGAAACTCTTAATTGGTCTGCCTTCTGGGAAGAAGATTCTTTGTACGGAACCATCATCTAAAGCGTCATCTTCTGTAACTATAGCAAAATTATCTCTCTTACCCATATACATCTCTTGATCAATGTTTAAGATAAGGTCAACTGTAGTATCAACTGCTTGAATTTTCATATTGTTGGATTTAGCAATACCAACAGATACCAAGTCTAATGTGTCAGCGTCATTTTTAGGATTACTCTCAATAACAAGATCCGAGAACTCTAGGAATCCAGATGGGTGAACAATTGATTTTACAGACTCTTTCCATGTGTTATATGGTAAATTGCTCTTAATTGAATATGAGAATTTCTGGAAGTAGAAGTTATCTGATAATCTCTGACTGAAATCATTAAGAATACCAAAATTCAAGTCATTTTTAGAAACTTTATCTCTAGTGACTCCAAGAGTTGTTGGCACGCTGAATCTGTTAACATCTCTTACATTTCCTTTCAGTTCAGACACTTGACCAAACAATGTATCGCCAGGTAAAAGAGTTCCAATAGTATCTCTCAATCTAAGTTGACTGATGTTTACATTCCAACCATTTTCTGCTACAAATCCTTCAAACTTAGTAGATGTGACTTTCTCACCAGATAGGTACTTAGCATCATTGATAATAGTCATATTAAACTTCGCCATGTCATTGAAGTTTACAATAGACCCCAATGTGAAGTCATCATCATAAGTTCCAAGTGTAACTGTAGATATTCCAGGCGCATTTGCCATACTGAACTCCACAGTTCCATTTACGGTGCTTACACCTGTAACTGAGTAGAATGAGAAGTCATAATCAGCAGAGTTGAAGTTAGATTCACCTGATTCTAGTGATGCTGGTTTAATTCTACAACCTTCAACAAATACCTTATCACCGATAGCAAATGGTAACTTAGTTTCTGTAGATGCAAAACCAGTTGTAACTGGAATGTTGAATTGTTGATCTAGTAACAATTCAGCAGTAACTGTAGTACCACTATGAGTAATATTGTCTATATCATAACCATTTGAGTTATTGGTTGTAATAATACTCAAAGGTTCTTTGAACTCAAACGCATTTTGTATAATTTCTACTCTATCAACAGCCCCACCAGCCACATGCGCTACAATTGACACATTACTGTTACCCCTGACTGCAAGGGTAGGTGGTTGATTATATCTACGTCCACCATCAATAACTTGTACCTCATCTATCCTTGCAATACCACTAATATCAACAATAGCGGGAACTGCTAAGAATGGGAGTAAAGTTGGATCAGTTGGGTAATCAAATCCGTCTTTTATTCTTTCAATAGTATCAATCTGTCCTATTTCGGGAGAAGAGACTTTTACGATACCATCCTGACCTTGTGTACTTGCAAAACCAATAACTTTTGGAAGAACCGTATATCCTTTGCCTGGGAAGTTGATTTTAGTCTTGAATATTGGGCCTCTAGCTGAAAGAGATGTTGTACTGTATGTTATTGTACTTACACCAATTCTAGAAACAAATTTTTGTGATTCTAATGGTTTTTCTTTTAAATTGAACGTAAATGTATTATCATCTTTGATTAAAACGCTATGTTCGTTTTTAAGAATGATATCTCTAAATGTTATGTTATTTCTACCAGTAACTTCAACGTCAGATGACCCAAATGTCTTTCTTGTGTCAGATGGCACAACAGGAGTCAAATCATAAAAAGTTTTACTTGGCCAGAAAAGCTCAGTATTAAGAGTCACAGTAGCATTGGCAATGCCAGGAATACCATCCCTAGTAATGTTAAATCCACCAGCGTTTGTACCTTGAACATCGAGTCTATTGTTGAAAGTGATATCTTCAAAGAAGTCCAATCTCATATCAGTCAAACTTGGATCGGAAACATCAAATGTTATGATATTACCTTTTGTAAAATCCAAAGGTGGGTTAATTTTAGCAATGAAACTTAAATTGTTAGCAGTTGGAGTTGATACCGTAGAAATTGAGACTGGATTGGAGTCAAATACGTCAGATTTGTATTTGCAGAGTTTTATGAAGTCTGGATCTTCCCTAAGAACAAAATATGTCTCATTATTGATCAATCCATTAATTGTATTTCCATTATCATAGTAAACAACTTTATCACCGCTCTGTAAGTCTTGATCACCAATGTTTATCTGAGTCAAATCAGCAGAAAAACTTGTATATGTAAATCCAACTCGTTTTGTGGTGACTTTAGCAAGAACTGGGTCATATCTGAGAACTGTTGATTCACTGGACTTGGGTAAAGCGTCAATTTTGATTATATCACCAGAAGTAAGTTGGTGAGCAGAAGAACAACCAACTTCACCGAAGAATCTTTCTACTTTGGTTGTTACTTGAGGATATGCAGTTCTTAAAGAGTGTGCAAACCCAGCATTAGGTGAAACGAAATAGAACCATACTGCATCACCGATTGTAGAGAATGCTACAGTGCTTAATCCAATATAATCTTTATCAAAGTTGACTGCATAGACCTCCCCATCAGGAAGAACCTCAGTTCCAACTCCAGAAGTTGCACCAGCAGCTACTTTTGCCCAAACAAGAGATGTTCCACCAATACCCATGTTATAAACAAGTTTCTGACCAGTAAAGAACTTGTGATCCTTAAGATATATTCTTTGTTCTGGTACAAAACGATTTTCTACAGTCTGAATCGCTTGTGTTCCTAAACCAGTGCTAGTAATTGTATAATGTGTTCCTGTAGATCCAACACCAACTGTTTCCTGTGGATTGAAGTAGGTAGTATAGTTCTCAAAGGTGAATTGAGAAATTGTTGACGCTCCAACAGGGAACAAGAACTTATCTGGTTTTAATATTACATTATCAATGCCTGGTTGATGAGTAATTGCAGCACCAACAAAATTTTCTCTCTGTACAAACAGTCTAGAGAAGTTAGTATCAATACCAGTGACGATCATAGTCTCTGTACCAACACCAATATGATCACTTGGAGTAAAACCTCTAGTATCAGTCACAAAAATATGTGTATTGATTCCAGTGTTTGTTATATTGTCTACAAATGTAGAAAGACCAACTTTTCTATTAATAACTTGAACTTTTTGAGCACCATTAAACTCTGTAAACTGAGATGTATCAATACCACTCAATATAACCGTTTCGCCATCAGCTATATCATGTGGAACTGTGGTAACACCAACAATGTTTCTCTTATCAAGTCTAAGTGTAGTGCCAGTGAATGTGTTGATACCTATTTCAACAGAACTTACTTGTTTACCTAAAAGTTCACTTACAACTATGTTAGCACCAGCACCATTAGTTCCTTTATTGTCTAATGTGAGTGGATCGTCAATTTTGTAACCATCTCCTCTAGAAAAAATAGTAACAGATGATATTCCAGAACTCTTTGTTTTTATAACTTCAAATTCTTGCTTCAATACATCTTTTACATCATCAATCAACTCATAGTCAGAGTTACCATATGATAGGTAGTATGGAGATATGTTTCTTACTAGATCTCTACTCGCTATGTCAATATCTTGGTTGAAGAAAGTAACAAAGTTTTCTTCTATTGGAGTATCTTTAAACTGTCCACCGATCATATATGGAAACTTAGGTTTAGCAACACCACTAGAGTCAACATCAACACTGTAGAAGTAGGCATATGTTCCATCGGGATATTGTGGAGTCACACAATACCTACCACCGTGTATGTCTAGGTCGCCAGAGTTGTCAAAAACATAATCATTAACAAAGTATCCAAATGCAAAGCCAGGAGGTCTTAGACCCGCTTTAACACTTGTATCAAGAATATAACCACTACTCAATCTTCTGATAGCACCACCGACTGCGTTCTGATATCCATATGGGCCATAAATTGGATTTCCGTCATACGCATAACCCAGAATAGGTGAGTGGAAAGCGTTAGGTGTTTCTAAGTTACCAGAATCAATATTATCTCCTAATTGATATCTCAATTTTTGTGGAGGATACATTCCAATAGTCTGTAATTGGAACTCTGGGTTTGTGCTTGGTTTTGTTAATATAGAATCTTCAACGTTGATGATATTTTCATTCTTTTGAACTTGATTGATTTTCCATTCACGAACATTACCAATAAACTTAGCACTCTTACCCCTGTTCTGTAAGAACATAGTAGTATCACTTACACCATAACCAATACCACCATCTAGTATCTGAACACCAGTAATTCTATCATCTGTAATGATAGGACGCACATCTCCAAAGCTACCTGTAGGAGATGAAATGATAATATCAGAGTCTGCACGATACCCTCTACCATTTGCAAGTATCTGAACACCAATAATAGATCCACCAATGATAATTGGTTTAAGAAGTGCATTAGATGTGACTGTAGCGATACCAACATCAGGTCTTCTATGGAAGTCCATAATATTAGTACAACCATAACCAATACCACCCTGTTCCAAATAAACATTGTCAATAGAACCAAGAACTATTGGATCTATCTCTGGTACTATCAACGTGGTAGCAGCAATACCTGATAATGACTCAATCTTTACTGATATGGGTGGGTACTTTATAGTATGTTTACCACTGCCTAATCCACGAATTACAACGGTTTTATTTTTGTCATAATTTGTAAGATTTCTTTGTGAGGAAACCCCAACATCACAAAGTTTGAATCTATTAGGATCTATAACTTTGACAGCATACTGTGTTGAAGTTGAAAGGCCATTAGCAATAGTTCCATCGGTGGAATACTCAACGATCTCTCCGTTATTGAAGTGATGGTCGTATGCCAGTATGTAATCGTCAGATGTACTAATACCAGATTGAATGTCTCCGTTAACAGGTCTTGCTGGAACGATTACCTTTCTATTTGAATATCCAGACCCAGTATTTTTTACATAGATCTTGGTTATTGTATTTTTTGACTTGACTGTGGTAAACTTATGAAAACCGAAACTTATATTTCCAATGTTAACAGTATTGATTCCAGCTTTAGCATCTTCTGGAGTATTATGTAACTTAATTCTCTTCTCATTTACTGGAGCAACATAGTAAGCAGATCCACTAACGACGTTTACAATCGGTGTGTTACCTCTTGCATCATAGATGACACCTTCACCAATTTCAAAGTTATGTCTATCTTCAAATGAAATACTTTCGTCAGTTGTATTAACTGATGATCCATCTGCCTTAAAGTTAGCAACAATTCTACCTCTTACAAGATTAGACTCAAGAACAGCACCACTACCATTACCACCTTCTACAGTAATCTTTGGTTTCTCTTGATATCCGATGCCAGGAGATACAAGTTTTACTTCTCTGAAAGATCCAACAACGTTAGCATGACCTATAGCATCAAAACCTTGTTGATCTTTAATGATAAGTGGAGGGCCTGTAATTACATCATAACCTGAGCCTGGATTTGTAACAGTAACGCTTGTAAGATCACCATGAAAAATCTGTTCATCAAAAACAGTAGGAGGGAATAGTTCAACACCATTCGCCATCAATCCTACAGGTCTGTTATTAACATCTCTCTTATTAGGATCGTCAAATAATTCTCTTTCTTTGTAGAAGGGATACTTTCTAAGTATTTTCTGGTTTTTAAGTGTTTTGTTTTCCCATCCAGATTTGTAGATGTATTGGCCAGGAGTTGATGTTCTAACAGCAATATACTTTTTAGCAAATACATCAGAACCACTATATGAAAGATAGAAGTCAGTTTGGTTGATTGCAGTAACAAAGTAGATACCAGTATTGATTCCACTGTTAGTTGTATTGTCCCAATAGATTCTATCACCAGTTACATAATTGTGTGCTAACAGACTAGTCCCTGCGGCAGGGTCAAAGGCAGGGTCATATGATTGAATCGTATAAGTAAACCCACCACCAAGCAAAGGCGTGCCAAATCCGTCTACAACCTCAAATGGACTAGTTTTTACCCATACCTTATTGTCGGTTGCAAAGATTGGATAGTTTGGTAGACCAGAAGAAGAGACATAATAGAACTTCTCTTGTTTGTCAAGGTAACTATTCTGAATACCAACAGGGAAGTTATCAACACCAGCAAAATAATCGTTATTATGTGACGCTTTTGTAACTGTCTTAGTAATTATTGTTGGCTTAACTGGTATAGTGCCGTTAGTTTGTACAACAATCGTATTTGCATAAACTTGTGCTACGTTTGTAGAATCATACTCGATCAATTTGACTCTAATAGCCTGTTCTTCACCAAGATCATTTTTAATCTTTAATAATTCATCAACATAAAAAACACAAGAGTCAAATATTGAAATTCTAAAAGTATTGACGTTTACTTGGTTAATATCTGAGATTGTATGACTAGATGGTACATTGTAGATCCAATTATTGAATTGAGGATTGTCAGATAAGTCTCTACCGAAAGAAAGTAACTTTAAACTATCGCCAACTTGCATATTTGTCGATTGAGAAGTGTCCACTTCATCAATAACATTTACAAGTCTGAATTGTAGTAATGATGTCTGTCCAAATCCAGCATAAGCATATGCAAGTTTGTTTTCTAGGATATCTGCACCAAAAACCAGAGATGTTGAGATACCAGTAACACCTAAGAACTGGTTTACAGTCTTATCAGTATATCTTAGGTTTAAGAAGTTAGCACCTTCTCTTGGTTTGACCAATAGAGTACCACTTTGTCCAAATCCTACTGTAGAGTCAACTACAAGTGTCTCAGAATCCGCTGGAGTAATCTCTAATGCTTTTGTTTTACCAGGCACAGTGAAATTACCATCAAATGATGTAGAGTCAAGAGATATCTCGTAAAAATCAACTTGGTTGATTGGTCTATACTCCACATTGTAGATTGAAGCACTTACAGTTCCAATACCAGTTACATCTTGATACAGAAAGTTACCGATTGTCTGTAATGGTTGTCCACCAAACAAGTTTTCCACAAGAACGTGTTTAGTTTTGAAATATACGTTTGCAGAAGCAGTAAGAGTTTTGTCAATCGGTTTGATTAACTCAATTTCTTCACCATATAGTAATTTAAAGAGAATCTGATACGAAGCATCAGTTCCTTTCGACATATAGAAGTCTTTTGCCCTTGTAAGAATATTAGTTACTGATGTGCCAGGCTGAAAAGTTCTATTTTCAAAGCCAGGTAAAAACTCGGTCTTAAACTTTGTAAAAAATGTCTGTAAAAAGAGATTGCTTAAGTTTATTACAGTTGAACCAGCTACATGAACCGCAGCATTAGTTTCGGCAAAGTTTGCAAACTCAGCAGCGTCCTCTCTTGATATCTGATCAATACCACTGAACCCTCTAGCGCAACCAAGGAACTGAGTATCAGTTTTAGATGTATATGTTATAACTTCATTGTCAATCTTCAATAAACCATAGGTATCAGGCCAACCAGTCGTAGATGTAACGGTTAATGTCCTGTCACCAGCATAACAAGCATTAGTAAGTTCAGTAGAAACAGTAAGAGTTTCTTGATTGAACGCACCAATCTTTCTATACTCAGCCAAATTGTTGGCCAAGTCAGACATACCAGACTGGTGTTCTTGTGATTCGTAATATTGTATTAAGAAATCTTTGAATAGAGGTGATTCTTGACTTAAGTACTCAGGAATCTGTGATTCTATTAAATGAGATATCTTTACTCTTTTAATATCCGTCATTTATCTGGTATAGATTGTTTCGCTAGCGTAACTAGAAGTTGTGACGTATGCTGTAGCAGATGTGTTTTCACCAGAAGATACAACGTCTGGTAATGCCTTTACTGTACTGTCTGGAACACTTAATTGTAAATACAAGTCTTTCAAGGCAATAACATCATTGGAATCAGGTATTGCTTCCACTTCAATGACTCCACTTGTTAGTGTAGTTCCTGTTATATTTACCACATCCAAATTAATCTCTCCATGAACGTAGTCTACTGTACCAGCATCATTCTTAACAACTAATGGAAGGTTGTTTACGAGTTTAAAGAATACTAATTTTCCAACAGTTGTCCCAGCAGTAGGAATATCGCCCAAATATAAAGTTCCGTCAATACCACTAACTGAGAACCCTGTAGATCTTACGCCATATCCATTTGGTTGATCGTAAAATGCATTTCCGTAGCAAAGTTCATAAGTTGCGAAAGTATTGATCTCAGGTACGATATCTCTTCGCATCTTAACTCTTGTAATGTTAGATGTAACACCTCTTGCAGAGTCATCAATCAATCCAACGACTTTACTATACTTGAACCTACCACCAAAAGCATTAATATCTGATGAATTGGAATAAGTTGTTAGAGTCTTGGTTACGGCAGTTATGAGTTCTGCTGCATCGCTTGTAGCATTAGTGTTGTAGTAAACAGAAGTATCGACTTCAACATAAAGATATTTAAGATCAATAATTTCGGGTTTGATACCAGCAATGGAATATTGTTTAAGTTGTCTAGAGATATCATCTTTTGTAATCTGTGATAAGAAAGAACCGTTCTTTGGTTTTATAGAAATGAACACCTTACCATACTCAGGCGGGTCTAATTCTTCTCCTCCGTAGGCGGTCACAGATTCAACGTTAGGGTAAACGAAGGGAATTATACCTGTGTAGTCATTCGCAGTCACGGCACGATACTGGGAACTGTAGATGCGAGGTGCTAGGTATTTTATACTCGATACATCTTCAATTCCGTCGCCATTTTCGGATTTTTGTTGAGTTGTTAAAACTGAAATTCCAGAAGTTATGGTTGTATCGGTATCATCTCTTAAAATACCAACAAATGAGAAATTTCTAGCGTTATTTCCTAATCTTCCGTTAGTTACAATGTAAGTAACAGTAACTATTGCTCCAGCAGGCGGTTTTTTACCAATAATTCCATCTCCAAACAAGATTTCATACTGTTCATCTTCAATTTCTTGAATTAGGAACAATTTAGAGGTCGAATCAACTTGTAAAATGTTATTATAGAGCGAATATATCTCATTTGTCGTAGATGACACTGTAACACGGATAGAAGTTGTGTCAATATTCGCATTTGGAAGGATAAATCTCTGATTTGGTTGAGAATAATCAATCTGAAATGTTTTTTCGAGATATATTCCTTCGTAAATCTTTAAATTATCAAAAGTAGCGATATTATTTGTACCACTTGTCGCTACAAAGTCGTCTGGAATGGAAAAAATGTAAGAACTTCCCTGTTGAACACCTAATGCAACTTGTCCAGCCTTCAAAGTTACGATTTTTGTGTCATTTGTACCCAAGTCTACACTAAAATTCACCACAGCTTGTGCAGATCTTGATGATCTGGGTACATAACCAATATTTCTTGCTAGTGATACCACATTTTCACGCAATGTAGCACTGTCAAGGAAACATTCATTGACTGCCATGTTAGTATTGTAAGCAGTAATGTATGAGTTGTACGCTAAAAGGTCAATTAGAGTCGAAAAGTTTGATCCTTCAAAGTCAAAATCAGCGAAATCACTGTTTACACGAAGGTAATCTTTAATTTGTGACCTAAGAGATGCGAAATCTAGGTTTGTAAACTGGTTAAATGACATTATATCCTAGTTGATTGAAGAATAAATTCTATATTTTGTCTGGGAATAGCTAATCCAACGATATCGTAGTTAATAGTTACCGTTAATTCATTAGTATCAAGCGGATATATCACTCTGACATCAACACGCCTGATTCTAGGTTCAAAGTTTTCAAGTAAAAGTCGTATATCATCCTCTAAAACTTGAGCATTATCTGGATCTGCCTGTTCAAAGAGAGAATCTTCGACAGCACTACCTAATAAGTTGTTATAAAAACGTTCACCAACTCTTGTTCTTACCAAATTTGTCACAGCTCGTTTGATCGCATCCTCATTTTCAAATACACCGATGTCATCCGTCACAGGATGGCGGGTAAATGTAAGACTTATATCCTTGAAAGGAGTGCTTTGGAGGTTGCGTTCGTCAACTTTAGCCATTATTCGTCAAGAATTTGCTTTTTTTCTTTATCGTTTAGATAATCATTTACGACTTCACGCAACAAATCATCTCTTTTCTTATCTTTTCCAGATTTTATATAAAAATCGTCGTAAGATTTTTCCCAGTCTTCCATATTCATGACTAATTTTACTATTCAAATTCTATTTAGACACAAAAAAAGACCCTTTTGAGGGCCTTGATAGTTTTTTGGATTTTTTTTAACCAGCAGCGAGTGGAGATTGCTTGTCATTTGTGTTTGCGGCAGCTTTTTTTCGTGCCTGAGCACTCACATCATACTGTCCTTTAACACTTCCACTAGCAAAACCAGCACTTTCTACGTTATGGGGTGATAATTTTGGATCTGAATCTGCCATTTTTGACCTTTTTCTTTTTATTTATCAATTTGAGCTCGTAATCTATCAGGTGATATACCTTCATTCATGTAAAAGTTGAGTCTAACCCTTGCCTGTTCTTTATCAAGACCTACATCTTGCTTCGGATCGTTGACACACCAGCCTGATGTGCCTAATTCTACGACCCTATACTTGTTTTCTTCTTCTGGCATCTTAAATAATCCTCGTTTTTTCGTGGCCAACACGGATTTTTGGGTCAATCCAAATTTCCATACCCGCTTCTTTTGCATCTAGACAGAAAGATACGTCTTCTCCACACATATCTTGGACATCTCCAGACTCAAAAACTTGCATTTTAGGAGCAAACCAAGGATATTTCATCTCTGCATGCTCAAATACACCATTTTTAATCAACAACCAACCAAATCCAGTGTAATCAACAGTGAAAGGCTTGCGTCTACGAGAGATTGACTCGATAGTTTCGTGATTCATCACTCCGCCATTCTTTGCAAAGTCCTCTTCTTCTAACCAATGTGCAACAGATGTTGTTTTTCCGTCCTCTGTACAGTACCAACCACCAGCAATATCCTTTTGCATCCAGAATAAACGATAGAATTTCTCTGTATCAAATACAATATCAGAGTCTATCCATAGTTGATAGTCATATTTTAGTTTTCCATCCCAAGGAATCTGATCTGGGCCTCTTAATACGTTAGCACCAAGGCACTTGCATCTTGCAAAGTTAACCATTGATGAATAATCTTGTGAGATCTGGATACTCGATCCATTCTGCACGAGGTCAAAGCATAGTTGTACGAAGTTCTTTAAAAAGATATAAGATACCCCTCTTCCTGGCAGACAGAAAACTATTGCTTTACCTTTAGCTAATGCCTTTGCCTTTTCTAAATCAAAATCATCTTCGACTTTCTTTGTTTTAGGGGCTTTAGCTTTTACTGTAAATCCTTTTGCCATAACATGTTGTAATTACATTATTAAGTATACCACGGTCAAATC